TATCAAGCTTAACAAAAACATCATAGCTTGGCCTACCCGCCTCGTCTCCCCACACTGCCTGTATGATGTTTCCAGAAACAACGATGTCTCCCGAAACCTGTACGACGTCTGGAATGGCAACCTCCCTGATTGGACTCCAGTGAGAATATCTGTTTTGGTCTTCAGATATAATTCTATACCTTGTTATATATCCATAGGTTCCGTCAGAAAGGGGGCTTACGGGTGGCAAGTCTTCTTTTGGAAGTATGACTTTTTGTTGTCCCCTAGGCATTAGGCGACATCCATTCCATACCTAAACTCTACGATGTTAGAACTGTTTGGCTCTTTTACAATTGGTAATCCGCCAGCATTTTTAATAACTGAGTATCCAGTAAGTCCGTAAAGTGGGTTTGGGGATGTAAGATTTTCAAACCTTAAACCATCTAGAGCAATATAAAAATCATCAGAAGGGGCACCGCTTCCCGACTCGTCGTAAACCATTGCATAAATTTTAACAACGTTTATGGTGTTCCAGGTAAATCCTGGACTTTTTACGAGATCTTTTAGTTTTTGCTTTGCAACAACATACCTGTCGTCCGAGAAAGGTTGATTGGAGTTGTCATAATCAATTTGGAATCTAGCAAAGTTGTCTGGATTGGTATCATCTGTAGACGCAAACTCTACCAATATTCTGACGCCACCAACACTAGCCGCTTGGTTGGTTGTCTTATCAATAACTGAAAATGCTAGCCTTAGCTCATCCTCAGAGGAGTTTCTATTAAAGTCAACGTTTATGCCAGTTAGGTGTATGTGGCTTCCATAATACTCTGTATCGGTTGGTTTCACAGAAAGGTTTCCTCCAGAAGACTCTAAGAAAGAGAGGTTGCCCGGAAGCATCAGGGCTCTGTCTAAAAATCTTGGAGGCTCTTGTAAATCTTTTCTAGTGCTTGAGTTGAATATAGAGTTGTTAGAATTAAACCTATAGACAGTCAGAAAGTTTCCAGCGTCGTCTTGAACATTGTCTATTGTTCCGCTAGGAGCATTTGAGTCTAGCGGGGAAAGGTACAGCGGTACTGTTGTTGCATTGGTTTCCGTGTGATACTCCCAATTTTCAGATGCGGAAAACGTATAAACCATTTTGCTATCTAAGATTCCCGCTGCTGGGTTAGACTTTGCAGAATAAATACCAATTTCAGAAAATAGATACCTTTGATCTCCCGGAAGCTCTCCAGCAAAAACAATATTGGCGGCTCCCGCCTCATCATAAACATATCCACGAGAAGTAATTGGTATCCTCAAAACTTCAAAATTTAAATTAGTGTAGTTAGAGTAGTCGCCAAAAGATCCAAACTCATTGATTGGTTTTTGCCCCACCCCCAGTGCAATATGAGATGCATAAGCTGGTGCCTGGCCGATAAGGTATTTGGCCAAAATTGTTCTTCCGGTATTAGTAATCAAGATTCCTCCGTATATATTGTATCATTCAAGGACTGGCCTCTTCTGAGGATCTCTACATCTACACGCTCATTAATTTCCATATTGATCACATCAATAATCAAATCGCCAGCGTCGGATACATCCGTTCCGGCTTGCTCCACATAGACCCTTTCCTCATTTGGACCAGTGCCTTTTTCTGGAACGTGAATGTCAAATCTAATTGCAAAGTTTTTAAAATACTTCTCGGAGGTCTCTGGCAAACTAAAAATATTTTTAGAGTTATATTGTTTTTGTATTTTAGAAAGATTACCAATTAAATTATAAGAAACTTCCTGACCATTAATAATATCATTTCTAGATATTGTAATAATCTCCTGCCCTCCGATATCTTCAAATATCAACTCTGTCATAATGTCTACTGGCACAGAAGACTCGTCAAACAATAAGATATCTGGTGTTGCAACCTTGATTGCCTTTGAGGAGCTTTGAGACGTTGTTGACTGAGAGTCTGGCACATCTGGTGTTGCGCTTACTTCGGACATTAGACCACCTCGCTTAAGTATATATTCATGCTTGGACCAGTTGGAGATCTGCTGTAGTCAATGTAGTAAACGACAAACCTAGAATCTTCTGCTGAAATTTCATTGACACCATTTTCGTTTTTATATGAAACCTGGACAATGTCCCCAAGCTGTGCTGTGGGCAAACCAAAAACTTCTACCCCAACAGATTTGCGGGGCTTCATAATCTTTTCAGTCAACCACTTCATTAGGCTATAAGCGCTATCGTGACTCTGGATATAGGGAGCTTCTATACTAAAGTTAGACCTTCCCTGTGTCAGCCTGCTCAACTTAATGTCTGTAAAGTCTTGCTTTGCTTTTTCTGGAGACAGCAACAGGCCATCACCAATAAACTCTGGATCGGAAAGATTGCCTACTTTTTCAAAATACTCATCTACAGAAAGCTCATTATTAGATTGCTGAGTAAAGGTAACTCCCTGAATTCTTAGATAGTTTCCGCTGTCAGAGTCTAGGACGAGTGTGCTATCCGTATTATTAAATATTAAGAATTCTGCACCATAAGCCCCTGCCCTAAAGCCAGAAACAGTATACCCCTTAGTCCTATTAAATGTTGGAGATACTTTTGCGGACAGGGCTGGGTATGCCTTGTCGTACCTTACATCAAAGTAGGCCGCCTCTCTCATAATTGTTCCAAACTCTTCAAAGTAGATATTGTATTTAGGTGGCTCGTTATCACTAATGCCAGCAAGATACGTTGATTGAACAAGCCCGCTCATGGCGTACTTTCTAAATGAGTCTGTTGCGCTAATTTCGTCATCTCCGAATGCTGAAACAACGGGTGCGTCTAATGCGAACACAGAGTTTTGCGCATAATTTTGATTTAGTGCATAGATGTTTTCAAACATGCACTTGGCAGAGCCCCTTACAAACAGTGCCACATTGTTGTACGTTGGCAAAGGATCGTCATCGTCAACGATTCCAACAATTACATTGTTAATATAAAGATAGAACCTTCTTGTCTCCCCCAGATCTTGATACTCTACGGCGAGATCAAAGACTGTTGGCGACGTTTCTGTAGAAAGCCTAGCCTGCCCGGCAAAGTTTCCACTGTCTACCCCAATATTTGCTATACCAGAAAAAAGCTTTACAGCCACCGCGTTTTCAGAGTCTGTGGACGCAGCGCTATTTCTTTTTACCTTATAAAAGAAAACATTCTTTACGTTGGTTTCAGTTTCATAATCTGAAATATTTGCAGCAGTCAATGCGGCAATTTCAAAATAATAACCATTGTTTGTTTCTGGATTAAGAAGGACCGCAATTCCTCCAGAGCCACCAGCTATGGAGATATCTTGATCTGTTCTAGTATTTGTTGTAGTAAAGTATGTAGAAGATCCTGTTGCACTCTGACTTCTAATATCGCTGTTTTCTACCCTGCCAACAACCCTCATCCTAGTTCCAAAATGCCTAAACTTGTCATCAAGTTTTTTATTTACATAAGAAACAAAGTTAATTGGTGAGTCAACATCGGTGTTGAATGAGCCAGTCATCACCAGTGCAGAAGATTGCACCGTAGCTGGATACTGTGGCATAGAAGAGGTTTCTTCTTGGTATTCGTTTGCAAAAAAGTTTTTGATTAGTCCGGATCTTGTTGTGGCCTCTGCCCTCGTCTTGTCTACGCCAGCAGCACCCACAACGGTTTCCGGAGCATCGTCAGAGCCGAACAGTGTTGCTGTATCCATCTTTAAACCACGAACATTGTTGCTGTCTGTCCAATAATCTGATAGGCCAGCGGCGTGGGCCACAATGTTAGTGCCAAACTGGCCCCTGCCGTGCTTGGCGACAGCTCCGTTTGCAAGCCTAGAAACACCTCCGGAAACTTCGTAGTTGGGTTCGGAGTAGATTCTTACCAGACCAGTGGGATATATTTTTCCATTGAACGGAACTTTGGAAAAATAGCTTTGGTACTCTCTTGTGCTTGTAATCCAAACATTGTCTCCGCCGGACTCTGTTCTTTCGGTTTCGCTAAGCCCTGGAATACTATATTGCACGGCATCATACTTAATAATCTCTCCATTCGCAAAGAAGTAGCCCTCATATCTACTTAAATAAAGAACTGCTTCACCTAGGTCTATCACATTATTTATAATTTCGTGATCGAGAACCGATGGCACATCTGAAGATAGGTCGGAGTTAAGGGCTACAGCGGCGAGACTGTACGCAGATTGATCTGCCACCTCTTCGTTTGTTGACCTGACCTGCTGAATTGGCGCAACCTCCCATAAAAGTGCTGGCTTATAAACCCAAGTCTTGTCTCTTTCTAGCAAGCTTGCCTGTCTAATACTTCCATAAGACCTTTGTATATACCTAGTTGCATATGTAATTGCACCGCCATTAAAAACCTCATTGTCTTGTGACGATATCGATATAATGTTTGCTAAGCTAGCTTGGGTTGCTGCATTTTTAGACGCTCCAAATTTTTCAAAATCTTTTGTGCCACGTAAAACAAAGTCTGTTGACCTTTCAGACTCTGTGGGCATCATATAGCCCTTGCTCATAACTACAAAGTTGTTGTATTCGTCAAAGAACATAGCCGACTGTGTTGACCTGGCTATTTTGTTTAACATCTCTGCCAAAGATTGGTCTGGCTCAGCATAGAAATATGGAATAACTTCGTCTGCCTCGCCCTCATTTCTTAAGAAAACATAATTTGAAAAACCAACAGAGTCTAGCAATAGAGACACTGCGTAGCTTAAAGAAACGTCTTGAACAATAATTTGCGGGGCAGTTGTAGATTCAAAATAAAAGAACAGGTCTCTCAAAGATAGCTCAACCGATCTATCCTTGTTAGACACTTGCGGAAAGCCTTCTGAGTACATAGTTTTGATAGGGATGTAAAAGTCATAGCCATCTACATCTAAAACTTTTTCGTACAGCTTTATCTGAATGTTTTGAGAAGTATAGTCTTTAATGATACTGTTAGCATTTTCTTTAAAGAATGCCTGATCATAATCGAATAGGCTGAGAGATCCCGTCGAAGCCAGCAGCTGGCCCACCGGTATACCGCTTACACCCAAGTCTGATGCTGATTTTTTAATAGAAAAGTTGGTAGTTTTTTCTGAAAGATTTACTGCCAGTCTTGGAGAAAGCTCTACAAGATCAAGTGTTGCATCAAAAACGTTCATTGTTGTCGCAGCGATTCTAATGCCTTCGATCATTACAAACTCTCTAAAAATTTGTCCAACATTTACATCGTCTGTAAAGCTGGGTGGGGACGTTAAGTCTGTAACAAAGCTAACAGCATTGTTTACCTCGTCTATAACTTGCCAACCATAAGAAGCGGGAAAGCTAGTATATTCTCCGTCTACAATAATGTAAACTGTGCCCCTGTCGTTTTCATTATTACGAACCATAAACGCGGTACCATCTGCATAGGACGTGGCTAATGGCAAGAGGCTTTCTGATGCCAACTCTTTTTCGTATCTAAAAATATTGTAATAGTCTTCTGGAATTATTAATCCGTAGCCAAGTTCGACATAGCCGTCTGAGCCAACGATGGGCGGTGATTCGCAAGAATTTAACAGCAGCATTCTTCTTCAGAGTTCGGAATTGGAGCAGTGAGTTGAAACTTGGAATTCTAGACGAGT